AACCTAAATTTTCGTATAATATATTTTCGTTTTCAGAGGAATCTTTATGCAAGCAATACTAGCACCTGAAGTTTGCCCCTCTTGTGGTAGCCCACTTGAGTGGAGAAACGATATGTTATATTGCGTAAGCGCACTATGCCCTGCACAAATCCAGAAACGGATAGAGCATTTTGCAAAGTCACTAAAGATTAAAGGGCTTGGCCCGAAGAGCATTGAGAAGCTAGGCCTCTCCTCTTTTCAGTCTATCTACGATATGACTTACCTAGAGACTAGAGATGCTCTTTCCTCTGAAAAACTGGCAGTAAAACTTATGCAGGAAATAAAGCACTCAAGACGAGCTACTTTGAATACTTTACTTCCAGCATTTAGTATTCCGTTGATCGGAAAGACAGCAGCAACCAAACTGTCCACAAAGCTCAAGAATCTTCTTGATCTTGATGAGGACAAATGTACAGTCGCAGGTCTTGGGCCGAAAGCAACAGAGAACTTACTTAACTGGTACAACTCGAAAGAGTATACAGAACTGAAGAAGCTTCCCTTTGATTGGGAGTTTGAATCGCCCACAGTTGCAACAGAAACCAAAGGCGCAGTATGTATTAGTGGTAAACTTTCGAGCTTTAAAACAAAAGCAGAAGCAACCAAAGCCTTGTCCTATGCAGGATATCAGGTAAAAAGCTCATTTACAAAAGATGTAGTATTTCTAATAAATGAGTCAGGTATAGAGTCTGCTAAAACTAAACAAGCCCAAGAAAGGGGCGTAACAATTATAACAAGTCTAAGTGATTTGATAGGAGAAAAAAACTATGGCAGCGTTGCCTAAGTGGACAGATGAGCGTACCAGCGAGCTCACAACTTTCGTTGGTGATGAATCCCCAGTATCTCAAAATACTGTTGCAGAAGCAGCAGACCAACTTGAGACTACTACACGATCAGTTTCTAGCAAACTGAGAAAAATGGGCTATGAAGTAGAGCTTGCCTCTGCGAAGAGCAACAGAGCCTTCTCTGAAGCTCAAGAAGCTACTCTTTCTGCTTTTGTCTCTGACAATAGCGGTGAGTATACATATGCTCAGATTGCAGAAAACTTTGAAGGCGGAGCATTTAGTGCAAAGTCAATTCAGGGTAAGATTCTTTCAATGGAACTTACCGATCATGTTAAGCCAGCTCCTAAGGTAGAGAATGTGCGAACATACTCTCCAGAAGAGGAAGACACTTTTGTATCTATGGTTAATGATGGAGCGTTTGTGGAAGCAATCGCAGAAGCCCTTGACCGTAGTGTAAATAGTGTACGAGGAAAGGCTCTCAGCCTGCTTCGTTCTGGCGACATTGACGCTATACCCCGACAAGAACACACCAAAGGTTCTGCGAAGAGTGACCCTCTCGAAGAGCTAGGAGATGTGTCTGGTATGACAGTTGAAGCAATCGCAGAGTCGATTGGTAAAACTGCAAGAGGTGTGAAGACTATGTTAACTCGAAGAGGTTTAACAGCGTCTGATTATGATGGTGCGGCCAAGAAAGAAAAAGCTGCATCCTAGTTTATAGTGTTATCCTGTATGGCCGTGGTATGGGGGTACTGCGGCTATACTGTTTTCGGGGAGTTTAGTGAATATAGCAAGTGCTTATTTGAAGCAAGTTTTAGACCTGCAAGACCATGAGTCTTGGTCTGCTACTCGCAAAAATTACTTGCCCTCTGCATACCATCAACTATTCACAGTAATAGAAAGGCATTGCGAGGAATTCTCAAAACTCCCATCTTTTGAGGAGCTCAAGTACGGGGTTCGTGATACAGCAACCAAAGAGCTGCTTTTTGCAGTACAAGCTGTAGAGGTAGAAGTAGATGCTTCAATGCTTCTACAATACCTAAAAAACGAATATACCCAGAAAGAGATACTCACCTCCCTTGAAAACTACGTTGATTACTCTGTGTCCTTCGAGACCGCAGAGGATTCCGTAGACAGTCTGCGTCAAATAGCTATTGATATCGAAGATAAAGTAGACCTTCAAGACCCACAGGAGAGTATGCAACGTATTCCCCTGTTTGACCCAGACGAAGAAATGGAGAATCGCTTGTCCCTTGGCTTGAATACCGTGTATGACAGTGAAATTTCGTTCTCTCCCCGAGACCTAATTTTAGTTGGCGGAAGACGAGGGGCAGGCAAATCCATGACTTGTGCTAATATTGCTAACAACGTATATGAAGCTGGAAAGACCGCTATCTATTTCACAATAGAGATGGAGGCTAGATCAATACTGCAACGGTGTTGTTCTATAGCTACAGGCATACCCCACCATAAAATGCAAAGAAGAGACCTAAGCATGACTGAGTGGGAGACCGTAGCAAGATGGTGGGCTAAAAGATATAGTAATAGTGAAGAGAACTTGAAAGAGTACTTAAACAATCGTGACTTTGACAAGTTTCATGATAGCTTATGGAAAGGTTGTGAGCTTCTCCCGACTCAACAACTAGATGTTATCTACGACCCCAACTTGACTATTGCTAAGATACGTTCTGAACTTGACAAAAAATTACCGAAAGGTCATAATGTAGGTGTAGTTATAGTTGATTACATCAATCAAGTTAAAAGATCAAATATGCCCTCTCGTGCAGGACAGTATGATTGGACAGAACAGATCGAGGTTAGCAAAGCACTTAAGAGTATGGCGCAAGACAAGGTAGCCCCCATAGTTTCGCCATACCAAACTGACGCCAGCGGCGAAGCGCGTTTCGCTAAGGGATTACTTGATTCTGCAGATGCGGCCTTTACTTTGGACGCATACACTAAGCAGGATGAATGTATAACCTTTAATTGTGTTAAAATGCGTAACGCTGCTGAGACGTCTTTTACCTCAACCTACTTCAGGGAGTACGGAAGGATGGGACCTGAGACAGCCGAAACTCCTTCACAGAAAGTCGATAATGACCAAAAAACTGGTGAAGACATAGACGACATATAAAAATAGTTCTTGACATTTGCATCTATTTCTAGTATAATATATGTATTCTAAAAGTGGAGGTTTTATGATCGTGAGAGGCAGTATGAGATATTTACCCAATGGCAGAAGGAAGAAACCATTTCCTACAAAACAAAACAAAGATAGAGTACAATTCATGCAGTTACACAGAGAAGACTCTGTCCTGCATACTAAGAATGAGTACCCATCACATCCAATGACTCCATACAAGCCGCGACCACGGGACGACTGGAAGGTGCAGGCTTCTTCAGGGTATACGATTGCACCTGCATACAACAAAGGTGCATACCAAGTAATCAGTGAGAACAATATCGAGGATATCGGCAAGTAATGTTAATGGCATTTCTGCTGATAGTTCTTGTAGATGGAGAACCTGAGAATACAGCAGGTATGCTCTTTCGAGATATAAATAGATGCAACTACTTTTCCGATAGGATTGAGAGAGGCATCTTTGTAGAAGGGCAACGCTTTAGAAATTCACAAGTAAACGTAACTGCGTATTGTACGCCAAGAATGGTACCAGAGGAGACAAAATTTTGGGATTAGCACCTGACTTTAAATTTACACAACAAAATTTGACAGAGCTTAATGCTGACGGCAATCCTCAGCGGGGTCGAGAAGGTGAAGACCTTACTGAAGAAAAGCCTAAACCTACATCCAATGAAGATGAGAATCCTAACTGGTGAATGTAGCAAATATACTAGAGGATAAAGGTATTCACTATCTTCCGAAAGGTAGTGATTATCTTGTGCGCTGTTTAAACCCAGAACACGCTGACAGAAATCCAAGCATGAGAATAGATCAGATCACTGGTATATTCAACTGCTTTTCATGCGGGTTCAAAGGTAATCTGTTCAACCATTTTGGAGAGCGGGCCAACGAAATGCAGATGCGTAGAGAGATGTTCAAAAGAAAGATCATTGAAAAACGCTCTGAGAGTGTAGGTTTGTCCTTTCCCCAAAATCGTTTACCATATATAGGAAACTGGAGGGATATTCGCCCAGAGACCTATAAAAAATTTGAAGCGTTTCAACACCCTGATTCTGAATATGTAGGGCGCATCGTGTTCCCTATAAAAGATATTGCAGGGCGTATAGTAGGGTTTCAAGGACGACATACGGGCGATGGAATGCCCAAATACAAGTTTACACCTCCAAGTGTAAAACTTCCTTTCTTTCCAGTAGTAGAGTTTATAAAAGGCTCTGTGATTCTGGTAGAAGGAATCTTTGACATGATAAATTTGCATGACAAAGGATTGACAAATGCAGTTTGTTGCTTTGGTACTAACAACTACAATGAAAGTAAACTTTCTATGCTACGAATACAAGGAGCAGAGTTTGTAGAAATTTTCTTTGATGGGGATGATGCAGGACAGCAAGCGGCAGAAAAACTAAGGAGTGAGTGCGAGAAAGTAGGTCTTGCTGCTAGGAACATATGTTTAAAAAACACTGACCCTGGCGAGCTTACTCAAACTTCAGTAGATAAACTAAGGAAGAAATTATATGGCTAAGGTTGCCCTAATAGAAACCAAACCAAGTAAAACGGATTATAGAAGAGAGTTCGGAGATGCGTTCGAGTTCGACCAGTATCAGCTCTGTTCTGATCCTCGCATTAAAAAAGTATTGAAACGAGACTGTGATATTGATTTTGATCAAACACTTTATGACTGGGTAATTCTAGTTGGAAGCGAGTCTCTTAAATACTTTACTAAGTTAAACTCAGTAACAGAATACTCAGGTAAGAGAGTAGAAGAAAAGTTCTTGCCTGTAATTAATCCTGCTATGCTAGCCTTCAAACCAGAAGCTCGTAGAACATGGCAAGAATCAAAAGAAAGCATAATCAACTTCATTGAAGGAGATTGGGAGGAGGCAGTAATAGATGAAACAATCGCATTTGGAATCCAAGACACAGAAGAATGCAACAAGTTCTTACAGGACGCAATCGAGTCCAAGAGCACTTTCATTTCCTTGGACTCTGAAACAACTGGGCTCTACCCTCGCGATGGGCATATGCTCGGTATATCTCTTTGTTATGACGGCCACAGAGCAGCGTATATCACTACAGATTGTTTTGATGAACGATCTGAAGAATTGCTTCAAACGTTGCTTCGGAAGAAGCGAGTAGTATTTCATAACGCAAAGTTTGATATGGCGTTCTTTCAGTACCATTTTAACTTGGAGTTTGAAAGAGTAGAAGACACCATGTTGCTCCACTACCTCATAAACGAGAATCCTGGAGGGCACGGTCTCAAGCAGTTATCTATTCAGTTTACTCCGTATGGCGACTATGAGAAGCCAATGTACGACTGGATGGATAACTATCGAAAAGAGAATGGTATACTAAAGAATGATTTCCAGTGGGGGTCTATTCCGTTTGACGTGATGAAAACATACGCAGCGATGGATGCCCTGTGTACTTATCTTCTTTATGAGAGATTTAAGAAAATTAAAGAGAACCCGAAACTCAAGTGGGTATATGATAACATACTCATTCCTGGCACACGTTTTCTAATTGATGCACAGGACAACGGGGTTCCTTTTGACAAGAAAAGACTATATGCGGCTCAGGAGCTTATGCAGGACGATATCGACTCTGCAATTGCTGAGCTATACAAGAACCCTATAATAACTAAATGGGAAGAATATAATGGAAAAGATTTTAATCCTAATTCTACTGTCCAGTTACGTTCCCTTCTTTTTGACCACCTTGGTTTGCAACCGACTGGGAAGAAAACAGGAACAGGAGCTCATTCAACGGACGCGGAAGTATTACAAGAACTTGGATCCCAATCGGAAGTTCCACGACTTATCCTTGACATACGTCAACGATCCAAAATTAAAAATACTTATTTGGACAAAATCATACCGCAACTGGATAGAGATAGCAGATTACGTACATCGTTCA